CGAAGGATGCGCTAGTCGAATGTCGGTGGGAAGGGTCGGAGACAGTCTCGTTCTCTGGCCCGTTGTCGAGCTTCATTAAGTGGACCGTCAAGGAAAACGAAAGGCATGGGCCTTCTCTCGTAGAGTGGCGGCCCTATGAGCTTGGAGAACGTTGAAGGAATAAAACAGGGGGGCAAAGCGCCCCCCGAATCACGGCTCAAAGGTGAGCCACAAAAACCCGAACCCTGCCAAGCAAAGCACATAGAACAGGGCCATGCCTAAGAGTGGCCAAACGTCTTCGTCATGGATCATGGGAAGCCCCGTCAAGCTTTTTTAGGATTGTCTCCCGCTCTTCATCCGACAGGGTGCGGCGCTGCACAATAGCGGGGACAGGGCCAATGTCTTCAAGCTGGCCTTGTGGATAGCCGTTATCTATGCGGCTCAGCAGATCATCAAAGCGTGTGCATAACAGGGCCAGATAGGCGTCAGCTTCCCTCGCTTGCTTGTCGAAGAATAGCTGAGCCTCTTTTTTGATTGCGGCTATGTCGTCTTTCAATAGGTGAGACGTTCGCTGCTGTTCATTGGCTAGTTGATTGATGATTGCGTCTAGGTTTCGCATGATTAATTGCCCCCCTTGATTAAATTTTAAGGCCGAACAGGCGTGCAATTCGCAGTTTAGTTGACGCAGTGAGACTGTCCGGCAGGTGTAAGCTCCGGTAGGTATAGGCTCCGGTCGAAAAATCCTGTTCACCCTCCCATGACAGCCAGCGAGGGGGGTATTGCAGCGAGAGAGGATAGCTATCGGCTTGAAGCGCATTGCCATGCCAGCGCATAACGTCGAAAGCTTCTCTCAGGCTCAAGCTTTCATGTTCAAATCCTTCTTCTTCTGCCTCCCCATACTCTGCGCTTTCATGGGTTACAATTTCGTATGTGATGCTAAACATGGATCAGGTTTCCTCTTTTATGGGATCAGGTTTTCGAGAATGATTGCCCCTGCTAGGGCATAGAATAGGGCAACCCATAGGCTATAAGGAACAGTCATGGTTTACACCCCTATGCAAGCGATCACGCTGCTACGTTTGCAGCGTATCAAATAGCTATGCAATCCAATCTTGCGAACTGTGTATAAATTCGGCTGACTGCGATAAGATTTCAGCATTGCAGCAAGCTTTCCGCGTCTTTCATAGGTGGCGAATTGAGGCTGATCCACAAAATAGAATTGGAATCGGGGCTTGAATGGCTCAATAGCATCCTGCCTCTTACTGCTGATGATTGTTTCTGTTGAATAGGACATTGGCTCTTTCCTCTTTTATGGTGGACGTTGAAAGAGCGGGGGCTAGCCCCGCCCCATTCTTAGGCGGCAAGCTGGTCCTCTTTAATTGCCAAGCCCCGTAGGAACTCGACAGAGACGCTGGCTTTGCTTGCTGCTGTGATGAAAGCTCTAGAATCGGATTTCAAAAGAGCGATCCAGTTTTGAACATAGGCAGCATGTTGCGTGACGGCATCGAATCCAAACTCAGCACACATAAAAGCTGCCCCAAGCTCTGCCACCAGTTCTTCTGCCGCATAGGCATTGTCACCGAAGCGCTTGCCGAATTGACGATTGCAGCGCGTTTCATGCCCCGTCCAGTGCACCAGTTCATGCAAGGCAGTGGCATAGTAGCCACCAGCATCGGTGAAGCTTTCATAGGGCGGCAGAGTGATGCTATCTGCCTTGTGCTGGTAGTAAGCTCTGCCACCAGCATGGGCAATGCTTGCGCCTGTTGTCTTTATGAAAGCCTCACAAGCATCATTGCGTTCTTGTTGGTTAATGATTGCTGGCTTCTCTTGTAAGTGATCGAGGCCGTCACACTGCTCAACGGCAAAGACAGCAAAGGTTTTGAGAAACGGAATCCGATCCTTCTCACCCTTGTCATTCTCACGTTCAAAGGTTGAAGCATAAATGATGCTGGTGGATTTCTCACCCTTGCGAACATTGCCACCAGCTTCCTGAGCTTGTTTATAGGTAAGCCAGCGATTGCTGGCATAACCCTTCTCATCGGCAGCAATCCATAGCAGTGGAATGTTAGCACCAGAATAGGCTCTACCTGTTATGGCGTTGCGGGGCATTGTGCCACTGCCTTGGCTTGACCATGGCTTGATCCATGGCAGGGTGCCGGATTCCATCGCGGCAAGAATCTTGTCAGATACTTCTTTGTGCACATTACGCATGATTAGGCTTCCTCTGTTGTGCTGCTTGATTGCAGCTTGTAAACAGGAATGTAGCACAAGAAACAATCTTGTCAACAGATACGTCACAAAAAAATGCAGGAAAGGACGTAAATCATGGCTAAGTCACTGAAAGATCAAGAGAATAAAAAAGACGGAGAACCCCTAGACTTACGGAATTGGAGCGTCATGCCAGCCAGATTCGTCTCAGATAAGAGGCTAAGCCCGAATGATATCAAGATACTTGCGGCACTAGGGCTCTATACCAACCAAGCTGGTGTTTGCTGGCCGACTCAAAAGACCATTGAGCGATTCACCGGCATTGGAAAGCAGGGCATCATGGATGGGCTCAAACGCTTGGAAAGACATGGATATATCAGAGTGCTCAAAGGCGAATACTGGCCCGGTCAGAAGTCAAAATGGCTCACCAATCGTTACCAAGTCCTATGGCGCGGGAATGAGCCGCTACCGAAATACGAGGATTTGAAAGACGCTCACCAATACAATTTAGGCGAGGATAAATCCCATGACGCTGAGACAATCAAGCCAGCAACCACCGAACCACAGACCACCTATACCGACAGGGTTTTAAAGGGTGTTGCTGCTGCGTGGAATCGTGAGCTTTCAAAGCTTGGTTCTTTTGCTGATGAATCACTGGCAATTCAAGACGCGCCAACCCTGCTCGATAACCTGAATGGCAGATCACTCGATGCTGCACTGCAACTAGGCATCCAGTCCTATCGGTCTCATAGGAAAGCAATCCCAAGCAGGATCACTCAGATCATGGGCTACATAGGGTCACAGTCCTAGGAACATATGCCTAGGCACGCCAGAATCAGGGCATACCCGGCCCCCCACCCCATGCCTACTGGTCGGGGGGTCTCACTAAACTTTTTTCTGAAATCCGGTGACTGGGTGCAGCAACCCGTTCGGCAGCGACTTGGGTGCTTGCTTGGTAATGTCTGTGCTGTTGGGGCAGAGTCTTAATAATTATTGCTTGCTCTGAACTCCCCCCCTCCCCCCTCTTTTGACCGAATCAGAAAACTTGTCAAGATGGTAAAACTACGTAGAGACAAATTAGTATTAGTGTTATTTGGTGGCTGAATGAGAAATGTTCGGAAGATGAGACGGGAGTTAACCTCCCAAGATGATAACAAGCGCCAAGCGGTTCTGGGTGAGCTGGAGCTGTTGGGTGGGTCGAAGATTACTGATGTGCTTCAATGGGACTCGGCGGGGAATGTCTATCTGACCGCGACAGACCAGCTGCCGGACCATGTTCGGAGAGCCATTAAAAAGGTTAAGGTCACGCCGAATAAAGATGGGCAGAACTCAATCGAAGTGGAAATGCACGACAAGATCGCCGCGCTAAGATTGCTGGCGAAGCATCATGGCCTTATGGAAGCCACAGACGATACCAACCGGCCATCCATCATTGGCATCAATCTGCATGGCCCCGGCTCTCCGGTGACAACATACGAAGTGAAAGAAGAGGACGATGCGAGCTAAAGGCGCGACCGCTCGAAAGAAAGATGTCGATCACGAAGCCCTCGGTAGCCTGAACTTTGATTTCTCTCGTAGCCCCACAGTCTGGAGTTTCCTGAATGATGACTCCTTCTTCCGTGGTCTGCTTGGCCCGGTGGGCTCTGGCAAGAGCTATGCGTGTGCGGCAGAGGTTATACTGCGTGCTATTAAGCAGCCGCCTAGCCCAATCGACAATATACGTTATTCGCGCTTTGTCGTAGTTCGTAACTCCTACCCAGAGCTAAGAACGACCACAATCAAAACGTGGTCTGAGATTTTCCCAGAGAATATCTGGGGTCCAATGCGCTGGTCCCCGCCAATCACCCATCATCTCAAGCTGCCCGCCAGAGACGGCATCCCCGGTCTGGATGCGGAAGTTATCTTTCTGGCCCTCGACCAGCCCAAAGACGTCCGCAAGTTGCTATCGCTGGAATTAACGGGTGCGTGGGTGAACGAAGCCCGCGAACTGCCGCTGGCTGTGATCCAAGGTCTAACCCACCGCGTAGGCCGCTATCCAACGAAAGCCAATGGCGGTGCACCATGGCGCGGCATCTGGGCTGATACTAACCCGATGGACTCTGACCATTGGTGGTTCCGTCTTTCTGAGAAAGAAACCATCAAGGGCAAGTTCAAGTGGACATTCTTCAAGCAGCCACCCGGCATGATCGAGTGCCTATCCGAAGATGATGGCGCTCTCCATGCTGCTGGTAAATGGTGGCGGATCAACCCCGATGCGGAGAACATCAACAACCTCCCGGTCGGCTACTATGACCAACAGCTCGGCGGCAAGAACCTAGACTGGATCAAGTGCTACGTTGCTGGCGAATATGTCTATGTCCAAGAAGGCAAGGCCGTCTGGCCGGAATACTCCGACAGTCAGATGGTCGAAGACAAGATCGACTATCGCCCCGATCTGCCCATCCATATCGGTATCGACTTTGGTCTAACCCCGGCAGCAGTCTTCGGCCAGCGCCTACCTAGTGGCCGATGGAATATCATCCATGAGATCGTAGCCTTCGACATGGGACTTGAGCGGTTCGGTCATATGCTACTGGGCGACATCCAACAAAAGTATAACAAGGCGCAAATCTTTATCTGGGGCGACCCGGCTGGCTTGGCCCGCGATGGCATCTTTGAAGTCACCGCTTTCCAGCATCTAAAGTCGTTGGGCCTGAACGCACAGCCTACCCAGAGCAACGATTTCATGGTGCGCCGCGAGGCTGGCGCTGCCCCGATGCAAAGGCTAATCGACGGCAAGCCCGGTCTATTGGTGGATTCCAGTTGCGCCCGCGTCCGCAAATCACTTGGCGGCGGCTACCACTTTAAGCGAATTGGTGTCGGTGGAGGGACCGATAGGTTCCGTGATGCGCCCAACAAGAACGAGCACTCCCACGTTGGCGATGCCTATGGCTACCTCATGCTGGGCGGTGGCGAATACCGGGTCCTGACACGAGGCCATACGGCGCATAACCCAAAGATGCCATACGTCGCCAAGATGGATTTCAATGTCTTCTGACTTGATCGAAAGACTAAACGAAGTATTACCAGAGAACGCACGGGCTGTGCCGTTCCATTGGGGCCATCTTCATCTTATGGAAGTCAGCGAAGATCAGGCGCTGACCATGAAGAATATCCCCGATTACGATAAGATCGTCCAGCATTACGCTGATAACGGTCCGTCATGCACGATTCTTGTGGATGGAAAGCCGGGTTTATCTTTTGGAACCTTTTGCCCTTGGCCGAATCTATATGAGATGTGGCTGGTGGCAGATCAGCCAACCGCCAAGAAATATCCTATTGCTCTGACTAAATACTCCCGTATGGCCGTCAAGATCGTGGAGGATGTGGCTAACCCCATGAGATTGCAGCTTGTGGTCCGCCGTGATAATTTCTCGGCCTGTAAATGGGCGCGGGCTATCGGTTTCGAAGAAGAGGCCATTATCCGCAAATATACACCTGACGGGCGCGACTGCGTGTTTTATGCGAGGATCAGATAATGGGCGGTATGTTCAAGAAGCCGAAGGTGCCTGACACCAGCGCACAGATGAACCAGCAGCTTGCCCTGCAAGAGAAGGGCCTGAAGATGCAAGAGGAAGCCGCTAAGAAACAAGAGGCTCTTCTTGCCAAGCAAGAAGCCCGCACTGAAGCGCAAGAGACTGAGAAGACAAAGCAGCTTACGTCTCGCCGCCGTGCTTATAGCCGTGGCGGAGCCCGCGCTCTTCTTAGCACTGAACGCACAAATGCTGAGATGGGCCTTGCTCCAACACAAGATACCCTCGGAGTTACCCGGTGAGCATCTTCAAGAAATGGTTCAAGCCTGAAGCTTCGGCTCGCAAGATGGCCGCAGCCGCGGCGGCTGAACAACAGCAACAGGCTCAGTATCAACAGCAAGCTGCCGCCCAAGAGCGTTCTGTTCAGGTCCAGCAACAGACCG